TTGTTTCTGCTTAAAGAGTTGGTATCAGTGTATTTGGATAAGATTTCGAAACGACCGGTGTTGAGCTCGAGTACCGCGCGTGATAAATTCCGCCGTATTCCAGTTCCACCCCCGAAAGTGGATAAGCGTAATCCTCATGGTCTCTCTGCCGCCGAGCGTTCCGTCGCAAGACGGTTCGCTACAAGTTTTTGCACTGCCGTTGGTAAAGCCCCTTACTTTGTGGAATGTTCTGCATCTGATCAAAGAAAAGGGTACGATGGAAGTCGCAATTACCGTTGGGCGAAGGACACCACAGCAGATGCTGCGCTTACCGCCGATCGACGTGGTATCGATGTCATTATTGACGTTGATTACTACATGGATATGCCGTATTTTCTTGCCACCAATCAGCGACCAGTATTGATGTATACAATCATACCGGAAGAAGCTGCTCACGATGATGAAGATTATGCGTTCACCTTTATGGAAACGGGTGAAATCAAGTATACCACTGCAGGTGCGGGATCTTATACTCACTTCCTCTGGAGTTGGAGCAAAGATACGTACAAAGTTGATGGTCTACATGGTACAGTCATATACCAGCAGGAGACACGACGCGTGGCTAAAAACAGAGCATTAGTTCTGCTCTGGCCCGTCGCTGCCTGGGGTTTCCTGCCTAGTTTTCTAGCTGCTTGGTGGCTAGATCCCAGTCCTTTAGAGCGCCTGAATTGCATTGAGTTTATTGATAACGATGGTGAGCGTACTGCTTATGCCCGTTTTGACGTAATGACTCCTTCAGGTTTGATGACCTCAACTGCTCGTTGTGGAACTTATAATGCAGCTACGATCAGCGCTAAACGCGATTCTGCCGTAGCTGCAGCTGCAAGGACTGGTGCATCTAAGCTGACACCTTATTCAGCACGCACCTATACTGATGACGATAAACCTTCTGCCTTTGCGTTAGTTGAGTATCACAGGAATAAATCATTGGCTCCCCGCCCCACTACGTACACTCCACCTGAAGGTGTGAGACATTATACGTATGCTGTTGGCGCGGACTATGATCCTGACTCAAAGCATGGTTTAGTTGCGTTTATGCGTCCCCTCATCCATGATGCTTATGTTCCTGATGTGAATCTTGCCAATGAGGTAAGATCTATCAATGCTCGCCTTCATCACGTGGCACCTCCAAACCTGCGTGGTTCTGAGTTTTTAACTCGGTGTCTGCACGACTTTTTGGATTGTCTTTATTCGCGCCTTCCCGGCGGTAAGCTGTTGAGACCTGTTGACGTAGAATCTGTCTATGCCAATCAGGATCGTCCCAGTCAACGCAAGCTGCTTGCCGATGCTGAAGCAACCGAATCTGATCCAGAGACGTATCGTGTGAAGGCGTTCTTGAAACGTGAAGCGTATACAAATATCAAAGATCCAAGGAATATTTCAACTACCGGGCAAAACCATAAGCTCGCGTATTCCAGATATATGTATGCTTTGTCGGCCTTTTTTAAGACATTGAAATGGTATGCGTTTGGCAAGACTCCTTTGAAGATTGCCAAGCGTGTTGCACATTTAGGTACCACTGCGACTACTCATTTGACTAATATCGATCAGAGTCGCATGGATGGACACATAAGCAATTTGGTGAGGGTCGAGATAGAGCCTGCGTTGCTATTGAGGTTGTTCGACTCGCAATATCATGAAGAGCTTTTGAAGCTCCACGACCAGGAGCAGGGTAATGATTCTA